TAGATACAGCCGCTGTGTTTTGTGAAGTTTGAGCGGCGACGCCTGTACCAGTGCCGATCAAAGACAGCACGACCGACATACCCTGCGGTGGCAGCGTGTGACGACGTGACGCATCTGCGAACGGACGACCAGCGCGTAATTTTGGAGCGTAAAGATCAACTAAATACTGAGGCACTACTAAGCCGCCAAAGTTTGATGTTCCAGCTGCGCGATATTCAACGTTCATCTCTTGTTGATGGCGACGGATACGATCCGCTGCATCTACATCGGTATTGAAATGTGCTTTTACAGCATCTGATAGGAAGCTGTACTCACTGCGTTGGGAATAGGTAATAGGTTCACTAATAACCTTGATTGATTCACGCTTTTCGGTTGCTGGCATATTTGCATCAACCTTTGCAGCTAAATCTGCTGCCTTTGCGTTACGTAGTTCAATATCTGAAATCTGCTCGATTCTTTCATCAAGCTTCTTTACTTCGAGATTTAATGCCTCGATGTTTGCGAGTTCGACCTCGCTCACGTCGCGTGATTCCTCAGCAACGCGATCAACGATTGTCTGAATCATTGATGTCTTGCTCTCGCGCTTTTCGCGTAGAGACTCTAGAAATGTATTTGCCACAATGCTCTCCTAAATAATATGTTGATATTTGGCAGAGGTGTCGAGTCTGGCGAGCGAGGTGTCGCAACTAGCGAGGTGTCGCATCGGCCTTACCGAGGTGTCTTACTCTGGATAATCCTACTGTATATTCTTTAGCATTTTAAGTATCGCTAAGGCACGGTTGGTACGAGTCTGTGTCGGTTCCCAAGCGTTGCAGTAGTAGTCGGCCGCTACTTCATCTTCCCATTTCACGCAGTATAAGTTCTCGTTATAAATACAGTTACCGCAAGCGCGACCCTCTGGTACATCAGGACTATTTGCAGGTCGATAGTTATCTGGCAAGGCCCTAGTGCCAAACTCGGACAGTTGAATGGCTGTTAGTTGATCCTCAGCTTGAGCCTGGGTTCGGTGGCATCCCATCAACTCATTATTGGCCGTTTTAACAACAGCAAATCCATCGCAATCAGGATGGCTATTGCTTATGTTGTAAGGCACTTAAGATTTTCTTTGCAGCGTCGAGGCGTGGGGTTTCATTGACTATATTTGAGCGCACACCGCTAACGGTAGCCATATCTCCGTAAGCGCCAAAGGTAACCAAAGAAACCTCGGCGAGATGCGCCTTGAGCCTTTCAATGACGCCATCTTGGCGTTTGCGATTCTTGATTGGCATAAAACCTATTGATAGCTGATCTAAGGCTCCATCTTTAACAAGCTCTAAAGCATCGTCGCCTTCGCGTGTCTTTGATATTTTAAATTCAGCGTAGAGTCCCTCGTCGGTCTCTCGCAGTAGGGTGGCTCTCCCTATCGGATTCTTAACGTCGTGGTTACGTAACAATTTAACACGGTGGGCAGCCTTTATAACATCTGCAAAGGCGCCTCTTCTAAAGACCTCTGTTGTATCGCCAGCAACTTTCTGCTCTTTATCGTAAGGCACGGCAATTCCATAGATGGTGCGGCCTTCCGCATCTTGTCTAATAGCTAGATCTAAAGCATAGCTGCGGATTTCATTACTCGACGTCGTCATCTTCTTCCTCTCCAACATCGCTGAGATCTGGTTCCTCAGTATCAATCGGTTCTATATCTACTGGTGTGATTGGGTCTCTGTTTTCCATTTCGCGCACCTCATCTACGGTTAGGAATCCACTAGAAATACCAACGGCGTGTGCTTGGTATCTTGATAAAGTATCAGTTCTTAGTAAGGCATCATAATTAAACTTGGCGTACTGTCCGCGCACTAATAGATCGCTCAATGATTGTTCAATGCGCTCTGCTATTGGCTGTATTGACCATCTTACAAGTTGTAGGTTTTCCTGTTCAACGTTTGCATAAGTCCTGGAACTATTAGGAGCGCCTAGATAATAAGCAGGTAATCCTAAAATATTTGCAGCTTCAGTTAAGCCAGCAAGTTGCGCTTCTATTAATTGCGACTCTTGAGCGTTGCTACTTAAAATCTCAAAATCTGTGGTGCTATTCAGTACTGCTGGCATTCTGTTGCGACCGCTATACATTGCTAACCAAGCAGACTTTAAAGCTTCCGCTTCCTCTTGTGTTAAATCAGGATTACCTGACTTAATAACAGCCGTAGGATTTACCCCACCATCAAAATATCTCGACGCATATTCGTTGATAGCTATTTCTTTACCAATGGCCTGTTTTTGCGTTTGTACAATGCCGCGGCCAAAGAACTCTCCTGGTAAAGCAAAGTTTTTTATATGTAATATTTCACTAGCATCATATTGGCGCTCGTCTATTCTGTAAATTATCTGTCCATCTTTGCGCGTTACGTGTACGCGATCAATTGCCACAGGATAAAAGAAATCAGGGAGGCCGTTAGCATTAGAAGGACCTAGTACCGCAATATAATTTCCATCCAAGATTAAAGATGCGGCCATTGCAGATATAGTTTCCATCCGCGTTTCTTGTGGATTAGGTCTTTCTAATAGTTTTGGCGTTGGCGTTACAAGTCGTCCGTTTCTATAACTATGTATTCCAAGAGCGCCAATTGCATCAGCAATCAAAGTGACGCCTCTATAAATAGCTGGAACACCGAGCGCAGTATTTGTATCTACATACGTGCCTGACCAGTTAGCCTGAAATGCGCGACCTACACGGCCAAGTGAATCTACATAGCCAGACGAGGTATAAACGACTGAAGGTTGAATCTGTCGTTTAAGAAGTCGTCCAAGCATTATTTAATCCTTCTCTCCAAAGCCACGCCAAAGAGGATGCTGAAAAGTCCCCCTAATACTATCGCAAATGGCCAGTCAATAACCGACACGCCATAGATCATTAATGCTGCCCCTACAAGTTGTAAAACAATAGCTAGTTTCTGGTTCAAAATATTCTGCTCCTTAATATTGGAACTTCCGTTGGTAGATTTGTCATTCCATAGTGAGCAAGTGTGGCTGCTACTAATGGAGTTATATTGCTAGTGCTTCTCCTGTTCCAAGCCCAAGCATCTCCTAAAGGTCTCTTTGCAGAACCTAGAATTGCCTGGCGCAAATTGTCATCACCTAGATGGCATACGCTCCGTGCTTGCACCGCGTCATAGAAATTACCACAAGCGCGAGCGTACTCCTGCAGACCGATAGCCAGCACCTTAATCCCTGCCAGTTCTAGATGGCCAAGCACTGAAGCCGCAGGGCTGCCTGTATCTATTACCACGGTCGCGTTCCACTTCTTAGCTACTTCAATCAAGCGCGGCTGTAGCCACGCGGTGCCATCGCGCATATCGACTATCTCGATGGGGTTTAGGCCAGAAACAAATCCTGTGGCTGCGATGCAAGCCTTGTCGCGTTCTCGCGTCATATCTACGCCCAGCACAACGTCTCCTCCGATGATGACGTCGCTGCGAACTAGGCCGTCCCATAGTTCTGTGTCAATCACCTGTGTAGCCTCTTTGGCAGCCCATACGTTTAACCATTCCCTCGTGAATATTTCTGGTGCATTTGTATTTGCGGCTTCGCGTACCGCTTCTATTGTGACACCCTTTTTCTGCCCTAGCGATGGGATTGCCTGTCGCCACACCTTTTCATCCAAGTGGTCAAACTTGTCTTCGTGTGGAGCCCATTCAAACCAAGCCAGCCTTGATTGTCCGTCTTGTAAGTTTGTATGCGCCAGGTTCCTGTAGTGAGCCAGCAAGGTAGAACGTTCATCTCCTGCGTTACTTAAAATCCAAAGTTGGCCATTTGGCTTGGTAGCAAGCGTTGGCTGTAAAGCTCCTATTAAAGACAGATCGTGCGTCAAAGCTTCATCGATAACTACTAAATCAAGAGAGGAGCCTCTGCCGCCTTTATTGTTTGGCGTTGTAATTTGATACGTGCTGCCGTTTTTAAATATAACGTGTTCGTTACCGTTTGTTCTAACCACGTGCTTAATTTTGTTTTTAAATGGACTGGTTAAAAGTATCTCTACGTGTTCCTCCCACTTCGCTCTTGCCATATTGCGGTCCTGGGCCGTATAGGCAATTCGATGCCGTGGTGAAATGGCCTCGAAAGCAATGCGAGTAGCAACCAGAGAACTTTTTCCGTTCTGACGTCCTACGGCTACGCCAACGGTTCGATAGGCGTAATGATCGTTCCTATATTCCATAGCGGTGTCGACCACGTATTTTTGCCAGGGAAATAGCTCGAAGCCCATCGCTTGCGCTACTAAGGCCAGCGAAGGACCTCTGGTTTTGCGACGCTTGTCACGAGTAGTACCCCATCTAGGAGGTATTAAGGTTACAACGGTTTTCTTAGGCATTGCCTAGCAATTCTGAAGCCAGCTGGTCCCATAGGTCAGAGGTTCCACCGTCTTGCGTAGGTCGAAGGTTTAACTGGTTTGATAGTTTAATAAAAGCTTCTGCTTCATCCTTTGCCACTTTAACCAGTGGATGAATTATGGCTCCTCTTGGCGACTTAACTAATAAGCCTGTTTCCGCCACCGTTTGTATTGCCGTCTGATGAACGTGCGCAGACCAGCACAGCATCCTTACCGTGCGCAGTTCTACCTCAGTCAACTTACGATTCAATCTAGCTATAACGGCGTCGTATAAAGGCCGCATCTGTTCTGGTATTTCTGTATCTACCTCAGCCATTAATCAATACCGCCTTTTCGCCAGTTAGGTTTTGCCAGCGCGTAATCGTTGCCGCGCAGTACTTAGGCTCGATGTCTATACCGTAACAACGCCTGCCTAATTGCTCGGCTGCTATAAGCGTAGAGCCACTGCCAATGAATGGATCAAGTATTACATCATCTGGTGCGGTTGAATTAGCAATCATTGCAGCTATTAAGGCGACAGGCTTCATCGTTGGATGTTCCTCAGATCTGGCTGGTTTGTCGAAATGAAACAGCGTGTCCTGTTTTCTATCGCCTGTCCATTTATGTGGGCCGCCAGGAGTCCAGCCGTAATATATGACCTCGTGCTTGTAGTGGTAATCCGCTCGACCCATAACTAATGTGTTTTTGACCCATACTAAACTGTGCCGCCAAACATCCAAAGAATCTAGGGCTTGCGAGAAAGCAAGGCCAACGCGACCGTGCGGCGCAGCCACGTACCAAGCCGCTCCAGGCTTTGTTGCATCTACGACCAGATCAAATATAGATGTTAGGAAGGCAGCCATCTCAGGTATAGAAAGGTTGTCGTTTTCTATCGTTAGAGCATCTGCTGTTTTGCCCACATAAGCCACGCCATAAGGTGGGTCGGTCCAAACGCAGTCTGCTTTATCTTCGCCCAACAGCCTCTTATAGCTATTAGCGTCGTTAGCGTCCCCACATAACAATTTGTTATTTCCAAGCATCCAAAGCTGACCTGTTTCTATTTTTACCTTATTAGCATCAAAGTCCTGGGCCTCTTGTATATTGTCTAGGTTAGGCTTAATTCTTGGAAGTCCTAATACGCCTAAATTAGCTTCAAGGTCCTTAAGTCCCTCTAGTTGTACCTGTAGCAAATCCTCATCCCAGGAACTTAACTCCGCCGTTGCGTTATCTGCTAACGCGTAAGCCGTAATCTGTTGCTGCGTCCATTCAGATGGCACATAGGTGCAGTTGATAGTTTCCCACTCTAGTATCTGTGCCGCAGCTAAGGTTCCGTTCCCTGCAATGACAACTTTGTCCTTTGTAATCAATATTGGCTTACGTTGCCCAAAGGTAGACAGGCTCTCGCATAAGGCATCCAGCGACTTACGCTTATGAATGCGAGCGTTGTTTGGATCAGGTGTTAGTTCGCTAATTGGCAACACGTGTATCTCTAAAGGTTCTACCACGGTCTCGACCTCATTCGTATCGCTTTCTTTTTATTTAAGTATTTAGCTCCGCGACTTGAATTGCACTTAGCGCAGCAAGGGTACAACTTACCGACCCACAGCTCTGGAGCTGGAAAGCTCGCAAGCGGTGGTTCGTGATCAATAGTGTCCGCCACATTAAGTCTGCAATAATGACAGATTGGATTTGATTCCAGCATTTTCTTTCTGATACGTCTATAAACACTGGAATACCGCCGAGAGTTCAAAGATTGTCCCATCCTAAATAAAGTCCCTATGTTTTTTCATTATGCGCCAGGGGGGAGAGATTTCGCAGGGGGGGCGGCATATCCAAGCCAATGAGCGTGGGAAAAAACGGACATCTAATCAATCCACACGCGTAGTTAGCACGTATAAAGTATGCGACCCACTGTTTGCGACGGCACTAAGGCTGCATCCTTGCGGTATCACCAGCGCCACGTGGTCGTCGTTATCCATCAGAAACCCTGTCGAGGTTGTCACGTCTACAGCGCCCAGGTAAGTAGAGCCTTTAGCGTGTAGTTGCACATACTGCGTCACGTTATCAACGCTGACAATAGTCTGC